TCACGCCGACCTGGGCGTGGGGGGCAGAACGGAATCTCGGAGCGGTCGACCGGGCGGTTGGGGAAACCTGACTGGGCTACAGACCAAGTTTTCTCGTGCAATATGACTTTTCTCGGATTGGCGTTTCGGCGCCGTGATGTTTCTATGTTGTACGAGACAGATTGCAACTTCAATGTGAGTGACGTGGAGGAGTGGATGTGGGACCGAGTCTCGACACGAGCAGGCTACTGGTCAATAATCATTCCTTTGCGCACTGGGAGGACCTCGACTTTTGGTTGTTTGTCGGGGGAGGAAGAAGTGATCTACAGGAAAGTGAACTTCTCTCAGAAGGAGTACGCTCTCCTAGACAAGGTGGTCACGAATCAGGTGTACGCAGAGTCCAAGGCTAAAGTCCACCGAGCAGTTGTTTATCAGCGCTCGTTACAGCTTTGGGAGAACGGGACTGACGACGATGTTGCCATGAGGACAATCGGAGCATGGGCGATATCATATTATAAGTGCCAGGCCAACAACTTTTATGGGAGAAATATGAGCTGTTTTGGCTTCATGAAAGGACCTGAGCGCAAGTTCCGAGCGCGTTTGACGAAGACTGGAACACCTGAGACCACAGTCAATGTATCGCCATCAAGTGATGCGGATGGCGACGCGCATGATAAGAGTCCAAAGAACAAGCTGGGCTATCAAAAGGAAGGTGCATTATACATTAACGAGCACGAGGGTGGCGGAAACGATGATCAGGATTCCGAATTGAGGGCCACCGTAGATGGACGCATCGTACGTAAGGACTGTGGCGTTGGCGTAGTAGGACAAACGACAGATGATACGGGACGCAAGCAAATTTGCGGTGTATTGTCTCAGCCCATATCCGTGGAACCCAACGTTTACGCACAAGAACTTCTCAACGCAATCAAGGCGATTGAAGAACGGATTGAGAAGAAACAACGACCTTACGCAGGGAGTGCTGCTGACGAGTTGAAGATCAAAAGAATGGTTTACCAGGCGACGCACGGCAAACGCAATGCACCATTTTCAGCTAAGAAGGTGCTAGATCTGATTCACACATTGGTCTACGAAGAGATCAAGTCCAACAAGTGGACTGAAGCGCGTGTGACAGATGCGATTGAAAGCCTGTGCAGAGAAATTGATCCTCAATTTAAGTTGAAGGCTGCAGTAAAACTTGAGCCTATGCCCGAAGAGAAGGCTCCACGTTTATTGATAGCAGATGAGGACAGGGGCCAGGTGATGGCACTCATGACGATTTACTGCATCGAAACACTCATCAAGAAGCATTTCCCAGAGAAGGGAATTAAGGGCCTTTCGAAGAAGGATGCCATTAAGCGAGTAATGAAGGCTTGCAGGGTACCACGAAAGGTTGCGAAGAAGTTGGTAACCATCTTCGAGGGGGATGGCAGCGCGTGGGACACGACTTGCAGTGCAAGCATCCGCGAGCTAGTGGAGAACCCAGTCATTAACCACGTGGCGAATCTGGTTAATGGGTTCATGTACGCCACACCCCAGACGTGGGCCGAGGCCCACGCATCCATTTGCGCACAGGAGAAGCTTGACATCTCCTACACGAAGAACAAGGAATACCAGAAGGAGACCATCAATGCAATCAGGAGGAGTGGCCACCGCGGCACATCCTGTTTGAACTGGTGGATGAACTTCGTGTGCTGGCACTGCGCAATTTTCGAAGATCCCGAGTTGTTCCTCGATCCTTCTCATAGGTATGGGAAGGATGTCACAGGAGTCAACCGGTGGATGAACAGCGCTTTTGAAGGCGATGACTCATTCCTGGTCACCTCTCCAAAGATTGAAGAGGGTAAGTCGCTCCACATGAACATCCTGCAGTTCTGGGAGCGAATTGGTTTCAACATGAAGATTGAGATCAGGAAAGAGAGGGCGCTGTTTGTTGGTTATTACATCGGCTTGGATGATTGCGGTCCACTCTTCGATGAGAAGAAGGATGAGTGGATGATGGTGCCTGAAATTGACAGGTGCTTTTCCCGAGCCGGTACCAGCTGTTCCCCTTCAATGATTGAGGCGTTCCAGGCAGATAATCGCGAAAAGTGTTTGAGACTTGCGGGATCGGCAGCAATGTCGAGGGCGTTTGAGTTTGCAGGACTCGCCCCAACGATCTCTAGCAAATTTCTACAGTATGCGATAGACTGCGACTTTGAGATCACTCACGATTTAAAGATGCGTACTAATCAAGAATTCGACGACAAGAGTGAACTCATCGAACACATCCGTGCTCTTAATGCCACATGTCAAAGCGAGGACAAAATCTTGACATCGACTGGTTTCTGGAGTAGTGACCAGGAAAGGAACCGCTTTGTGGACTTCATGTGGGATTATGACCAGCTTGGTGACTGGGAAGGCTTTCGGAACAGCCTTCCACAGTCTTGGCGCCAGTAGGCGCCACATGCGCGTGGGTTGGAAACAGGATATTACCGGTGCTGTATGGATTAATTCAGCCATTTTGGCTGGTGAGTCCCAGGACCACAGGAGGAAATGCCTGTGGTGAGAGAGGGAAGGCAACATTGCATCAACTAGGGATTGTCCCCCCCTACCGGAGTTGCCCGGGTGTAGGTAGAGTCCACCCGTTGACCGAGGCTTATTCTTCAACACTCATTGCAGCCCAGCGGTGAGTGGCGAGCCTGCTGACGTAGTTTTCCGGTGCGTCTGAGGTGAAGGCCGTGGGAGAGGGGGGTTTAGTCACCTCCTAGGTTTGGCCACCTTAACTCCTACTGAACGGGGGCTAGGCTCTTTGGCACGCCGTTTGCGTGGCAACACTGGCTACCAACCAGCGATGGGTGGATAGTTGGAACCCCTGAATGGAATGGCTACGATGCGAACTGGCGCGAAGGTGGAGTTTGTCGACATTGACGGAGCGAATGGCAAACTCATAGTCACACCAATATCAATCCAGTGCTACACTCGCGACACTATTCAGTAATCTCCAGTGGACCTCTCATGTTGAGTCGGGGCGAAAGCATTTTGTGGACGCCAGGCTGGGTCAAATCCTTTAAATTGCCAGCAGTGAGTACACTGCCCGATGCTGGGTGATTCCTAATCATATCATGTCCACTGCCTTCTTTTGCATGGTGGGGAGGGATTCGAGGCCGCTTGATCAGCGGTGTTTCTATCTGAATAGCATAGGTGTAGTTGACTGTGGGTAACCAATCCCACATGGGCTTTGTTTTGTT